GCCTCCGTTCTTCCGAATCGGCTCCTGAATAAGCGTCGGTTCGGGATGCTCGTACATCTCGAAGAAGTCGCCACCGTGGTCGGGGAGCAGCCACATCACGTCGTCGTCAGCCCCGTTCGAAGCAGTGGGGAGGTTGCCCGTAATGTCGAACTTGAGCGTCTCATCGGCGTCGGGCGCAGTCCGAAGCCCCGTGTGGCTCGGGATGGTAAACTCGCCACTGACGCCGACGTTATCGGAGTCGTCACCGAAGTTCGCCCACTGGGACTTGAGTGCGGCACCACTGTTCGCGTCGATGGTGTTCCACAGCGCCTCGACGTTGTGGGGGTACAGCGCCATATCCCATCCATCGTCAGCGTAGATGCCCGTAGTCTTGCCGTAGGCGACACGCTGAACGATGTTCGACGGCTGTCCACCGCTGTCAAGCCGATAGTTGTCGTAATCGGTGTTGGCGGCATTAATGACGTTTTCGTCGGGGATGTTGTCGTCCATCCACTCGAAAACGCCCTTCTGGACCTGATTGCCGTTCTCGTCACTAACGCCGAGAAGGAACTGAAGATCAGCCTGAATGTCGAACATCTCCATCACGGCGTCTTGGGCACGGCGAACCTTCTCGTTCGCGTTCCCAAGCTGAAGATCCTCCGCGTCCACGGTCATCCCGTGAGTCATACGGGGAATAATCACGTCGTCGCCCGTGTAGCGGACAATATCGACGTTACCGAGGACCTCACCAACGCCAGTCTCGGCGGTCGGCATATCGGACTGCGGGGCGACATAGATACCGTCACCCTCCTCGATACGCCGAGTACCCCGCTCCATCTCGGTCAGCGGGGCGATTTCACGACGAAGGCCACGACGGTCACGGCCTTCTCGCTCAAGCATTACATCTTCGTCGGGGGCGACCATCTCGCTAAAGTCGTCCTCGCTATGGAATGAAGTAGTTGCCATTTATATTACCTCGTTATTCTGCCTTGGGTTCACTGAACATAATCGTGCGGACGGGATAATCGTATTCGTCAAGGGTCTGCCCACTACGACGCGACGGTCGATAGGCAACGCCAACAGCCTTGAAATTACCAGTCGAACGGTCGAATGTGGTCGAACCATTAGTGTAGCCTTCCTCGACCAGACGACCCTCGGCATCAGCAGGCGCATCGCCCGCAGTTTCATCGACGTAGCCAACTACGTCACGATGCTCAATAGCGGGAGCAGCAGCGGCTTCGTCATCGATAGTCCGAATACGGAAAATGCCGCTGTCTTCGAACAGTTGATACTGTGCTCGATTACGCATATCGTCGTTCGGATCGTACGTCGGGGTCCGAACGTCGTCATCGAACTCCCGTGCAAAGGACTGCGCGTCGTATCGTGCAAGGCCAGCGTTCTCGCCAGAATCAGCAAAGGTAAGGACCGTAACACCGTCACCGTCGTCGGAGATCAGTTCGCCAGCGACGACCTCCTCAGTTACGAGTCCACTCTGCGGCGAGCGGTCGGCCTGTTCAACGTAAAATTCAGTTGCCATTAGTATGTCTCTCTGTTTATGTAGTAGTCGTGGTTTTACTTATAAAGCCCTATGCTCCGTACCCGCGTCCAAACTTGCGAGTGCCCTTCATCGTTCTGTCAACATCGTCGTCGTTGCTATCGGTCTGCGTGTCGATGTTTTTGACACTCGTATTGTCAGCGGATTCAAGCACTTCCTCACGCCGATCGATCTCCGACTCAATCTCCGAGAGGGTTTCGTCTTCCCACTCGTCTCTGTCAGCGCCAAGATCGGTCAGTTCGTCAAGTGCGTCTTGCTTTTCCTCAGTGCGATATTCTTCCAATTCGTCTTCAAGGGACTCGACGCGTTCAGCAGCCTCGTCAAAGTCCTCGATAACGTCCTTTGCCGCATCGCAAATGCACTCGCCCTCCTCCATCTCGATGTGCTCGGAGGCATCAATTGCCTCGGTAATCTTGTCCCGATAGGCATCGAGATCGGAGTTAAGCGAGTCGCGTTCGGCCTTCAGATCAGCTACCTTGTCGTTCTTTTCCTCAAGCGCATCAATCGACAGATCGGGGATGTCGAAACTGTCAGTATCTTTGTCAGTCATGTTTGTATTATTTTCTGTCCACGGTTTCATTTCGGTCGGGCAGTCGTGGGCATCACCCGCTCGTTTGATTCGAGCCTCCAACGTAGACCGTTCGATATCGTACTCGCCACGACCTCGAAGGTTCCACGCGTCTTTGACATCGTTACAGTTATTGAGATCGTACTTTGCTTCCTCGTCAGCATTCTCGGTCGGTGCGACACCGTACCAGTCACCATCGTCATCGACGTAGATCCCACTCGGTGCGTCAGTTGTAGCCAGCGGTTGCACTTCAGATGGATCTGCGGTAACAGTCACGTCGGTTTCGTTCCCATCCATATCGAGCAACTCCAACATAATTACGTCTTCGTCACTCGGATTGTGTGCGACGATAGCCTCGGTATGATAGGCAACTCTATCGTTCTCAGATAGGTCGCTCGTCATCATTTCGGTTCCTTCGTACATCGTAGACGCATCAGACGACTCGACTGTTAGCGTCTCGTGTTTGTGGGCGACCATCGTGCCATCGTTGTCAATCAGATAGACGGGTTCATCATCCGACGCACAGATTTCAAAGTCACCATCGATGCGTTCGTCAAAACAACCGTCAGTCTTCGAATCGACAATTTCGCCAGATCCGTTGCCCCACGATACCATTGTGCCTTCCGAATACGTCTTGGCATCGGTGGATTCATCGATTTGACTTTTGATTGACATTGCTTTGTCGCGGGCAGACGCACCGCCCCACGCTTTAAACATCGCATAGCCACAGTCTTCCCACGGGCTATCGACTTCAGACTCGTCGTAGTCTTCGTTTCCTTCCTGACGGGCGTGCCAATTAGCTACAGCGGACGTTCCGCCCGTAGCCCATACCTCTTTTGACAACTCGCCGCCATCAGCAAACATCTGTGCTCGGCGTCGGCCAAGTCCATCTGGCCCACCACACGAATCAGGCACTTTGCCATCATCAACAGCGTCGAGAAAGTTCTGTGCGGCGTTCTGAGCCGACTCTGGAATCGATAGGTCCATCGCATCGGAAGACGCCGATACTTCCATCACGACGTTACCAGTAGGCTTAGAATCGAGTCCACAACCGTCCTCGGACGAACAACGGCCTCGTTCAACAGACGCGATGTGGTTGCCGTACATATCGACTTGGAACCCGTCAACATCGTCGTCAGTGAGATCACCCGTGTCGCCATCGTATTCCGAGACGACGCGGTTGTAGTAGCCAGCCGACACGTCTTTGTGTTTCTCGATAAATTCGAGTGCTTCAGTGTCGTTCGACGGAATATACAAATCTCCTTGAAGACGATCTGCATCGTCGTCATATCGGACGGAGCGCCAAAAGCCGTGTACGTCGTGTACGTCCTTGACCATCCCCGTCATCGGGTGGTCAATTGTGTATGCCGAGTTGTCGAACGACCACGCTGCTTTTCGAAGCTCCTCGGCGGGCTTTTTGTACCACTTTACGTCGCCGTCGTCCATATACGGCTGCTTGATCGGACGAGCAATAGTTGCGTCTTCGATCTTGTAAAACTGGTTCGTGTCAAAAGCACCTTGGAGATCGGACGGAGCATCAACTGTAACGATATGCTCCTCGTCCCACGAAAACGAAACGCCGTCGCTGCTGTCAATAACACCGCTTGCGTTATCAAACGCAGCAACGCCTCGGTCGTGGGAGAGTACGACAGAATCAGTATCCATTAGTGCTTCGTTTATGTAGTAGTCGTGGTTTTCCTTTTAAGTGAAAACCACTACCGAATGAGTTTCTCTGAAACTCAGAGGTCGCAGTTCTTGGTTTAAAGAACTGCGGCAGAGTTGCGTTCACGAACGCAACGAGGTCGTAGTATTACTTAAATATCTTATTCCAATCGTTCGACAACTCGGTCTGCTATTTCGTCCATCTCTCTCGACGTGAGGCCATCAGCGGTCGGTTGTTCGGAAGCAGTCTGCTGTCCAGACTCCATTCCACCGCCATTTTGTCCAACACGCGGGTTGCCCTCGGCTTGCAGCTTGCTATTTTCGTCAGCGGGCAATGCTGCTTCCGAGCCAACTTGGGCGACGTTAAGTGTCTTGAGCCAATCTTCTTCGGCCTCACTAAATTCGTCTTCCCACTCGACATCGACATCAGCCCATTCTTCTTGCAGAATGTTGCGAGCCTCCTCGGGCGTCAAAATGAAGTTGTTAATGGCCGACGACAGCGTTTGCATCACACGAGACAGCCGTTCGGTGTTGTCCAACTCGGATAGTCGGAACAGTGGACCCCATTCAACGTCAAAGTCGAGATCGTATTGCTCACTCGTTCGATTATCGACAAGTTTAATTGCGTGTGCTGCAAAGGCTTGCATATCAGACACGTACTCGTTTTGTCGATCCCGCTCAACTTGATTGAAGTAGTTTTTGATGTCCGTTTCGGAACCACTGACCGTGCCACTCTGTGTGCCAAAGAGCACGCTTTTCGTCATTTCCGTCGAAGCACACACTTGCTCGAACAGCACATCAAAGTACTCTCGGGGCTGCAACTGCCCATCTGTCGCAAAGTCTTGAATCTCATAGCCAGCGGGCGTAATCAACTCCGACTTGGCGTTAAGATTGACCATATTGTCGTTGGCGTTCTCCCAATCTTCCTCGTTCGCGTCCTCGGGCAACTCGACGTGATACATCTTTGCTGCATAGCGAAAGATAGTCTGCATAATCGACCAGTTGCCTTTTTTGAGGCCACGGAGCAAATGATAAATAGACACCAACTCGGAGTCGCCTTCCCATTTGCCAAGCGCATCTTGGTCGAGATCGCCATCAACGACATCGTTAACAGTGTGATGAATAAACCGATTAGCGTGGTAAAACTTCACTCGTTCCATCGGATTCGACTCGTCAATCCAATCGGGCGGGCCAATAAGATAGCCAAGCGGTTCCTTATATGTGTCGCTTTGCGGGTCGGTATCCATCACGATTCCCGTGGGTCGAATCTCGTAGTCATCGTGATTCATTTCTTCCAACGGATCTGCTTCAGCGCCCGCTGGAATAGCCCCGTGGTTAGATTTATACCGAGCCATATCATCGAGCGTGATCGTCTCTAACTTCTTAATTCCCTCGACCGTGACTGCATCGCTCATCGGATCTTTTCCAACGACATCGGTCGAATCATCAAGAACGAAGTACGACAACGCAAATCCGTCACGACGCGCTTTCTTTTTGACTCGCTTGTAGTGTTCTTCCCACCCGATATCTTCGAGCAGATTCGTGATGCTTCGGTTGTTATCTTCGTCGTCCTTGATTTCGAACCCGTTTTTAAACGCATCATCGACTGGTTTGTCGATAATCGTTTTGCCCATCGACGTGCGATAGAGCCACCGAAGCTCGTTAATGTGGGGATCGCCCATCAACTGCCTTGGGTTCACCTCGTCCGAAGAATCGCCTACTTCGGTGCCAACACCCGCAGTTCGTTCGGCAGTTTGTTCAGAATACGTATGCACGCCGACCGTATCGATCTCGAATGAGGTCGTGCTATCCGTCGTTTCGTCAATGTCTGGTACGTCAAAGTCACTCATATTATCGTGCTGTCACCTTTCGTAGTGTCCGCCTCGATCCAAACCGCTCAGACGCAATCCACAAGTACACAAATGCTTGGAACGCATCATCATTTCTGTCCGACAGTACTTTCAGTTTCTTTTTGCCATCCGACGTTTCGATCCGATCCGTGTAGGGAGCGGTCAGATGGTCAATAAGTCGCTGTCGATCTCCTTCACGACCATCACCAAGATCGGCTGCGGGAATGTTGATACGGCCACGTTTAAAGTCCGCGACCATATTTTCAATCATATGTGTTCGTGCAACGGTACAATACGAGGAATCATCGAACGAATTATCGGAAAATTTCGGTTCGTCTTTGTCTTTAATATTGCCGTAGATGATTCCACACACGTTGTCATAGCCATCGTCGTTCCAGAGATTATTTCCGTCTTGAAGATCCTCACGTTGTTTGGCCCCATACCCTTCGTCCACGGCCACTCGATCAACTTCGTAGTCTCGAATCAAATCCTCAATTTCTTCCAATTCTTGTTGTTTGGTAAAGTCGGGGTCCAAGAACTGCAACGCCAACACATCGATATTGAAATCGCTGTCGTCGTGGGTTGTCTTTTCCCCGACCACTGCGACGGTTTCTGATGCCCCTTCTGACGATCCGCCACCCCAATCGACGCCCATAACGACAGTCGAATCTTCGTATTGTCGTTTCTTCGCAAAGCCTCTGTCGTAGTCAAACTGTTCAGTGACGTGATCTTCTGACAGAAGGTCGTTTTCGGGCGTGTAGAACTCGGCTAAAACTTCGTTTTTGAACTTCTTTTCTGTGTATTTTTGTTTCTTAAACTCGATTTTGGCATCGTCGTGCAGCGGAGACGCATACTGGTCAATGTGCCAGCCTGTAACGGTGTAGCCTTCAATCGATTCCATCGCTTCTCGCTTCGATTCGATTTCGGCTGTGAGGGCGTCTTGGTCAACATTATCGTTGCCGATAAGGTCTTCTAACTCATCAATCTCACGACGTAGTTCTCGTCGTCGTTCCTTCAGTTCAGTCGGAATAAACTCATCAGCTTCGTCTTTTTTTACCCACTCTTGTTCCTCGGCGTCCCAATCTTTCTGATCCGACATCTCCCACAATTCGTGGAAAAAGGAGTTACCCATCTTTGGTGTGCCAATAACGACAATGGTCGGGAAATACGGCACTTGTGGGACGGACTGATCGACGGCTTCGAGGAACGTCGAAAACATCGCTTCATCGACATCCTGAAACTCGTCTATAATGCCGAGATGACCGTGGAGTCCACGGAGGGCGTCACCTTGTCCCCAAGCGGATCGTGCCTTCACATCCGCCTCGACGTGGACCGTATCGCCGTTGTCGTCTTCAAGTCGTCGTTCGAACTTCTGATGTGAGACGTTATTCTTCGAACGAAGTTTCGCCATTCCACTGTTCTTGACCGCGCCCTTAAACCGATCCATCACTTCACCGAACTGCTCTTGTCGCGGTGCAGTAATATCGACCTCAACTATTGGAAACTCACTAACTGACCAATCAGCAGCAGCCACAGCAGTAGTCGTTTTTAGACAGCCTCGTGCAAAATTAAGAAGTACGATGTCGCCCCAATTTGACGGAACTAATGGACCGTCATCGTGAGCCAAGTAGTGCAAAAACTCGCCTTCTTCGTCGTCTGGTCCTTCTTTTGGTCCAACGTCATCGTAAAAGTCGTAGTTTCGCATTGGATCGTTGGGATGTTGCCACAAATTTCTCATATATAGTCGAATATCGTGTGGCAACCGCTGTTTTAGTTCGTCAGGTGCGTTGTCAAGTCTCATAGTCGTGCCTTCATCGGATTTTGACAGACGATTGAGCCATCATTTACGATGCGTTGTGGGAGATAGTCAGACTCGTCGTGTTTGTGTGTTGCCAAATACCACTGAACTGCAATACTACTACTCATCTACCTCAACTTCGACGCCTTCTGCTTCCAGTTGCTTACTGAAGTCCGTAGCGGCCTCTGAGAAGTCGTCAGCGTCGTCTGTGTCAGTTTCCGAAGGCGATACGTCCAATGTGTAGTCGTTCTTCTGGAACGTCACTACACCACCGTCATCGTCGTCTATGGCGACACCGCCATTTTCGAGGTGATTCTTGATATCCTTCGCCACTCTCGATAGCGGTAGGTGAAGATGATGTTCCTCGGGTTCGGTAATCGTGTCCGTAATCTGCCCTTCCATCCCCTCGGAGGCGGCCACCGATTGTTTTTCCATTCCCTCACTGAAAATGGCCTCGCTCATATTCTGACTCATCACTTCTTTGAGTGCCGCTGTCCAAAGCTCGTTGGCCTGCATCATCAGCATATCGTTCGTCGGAATCGGCAGCCCAACGCTGACCGTATCTTCGGCAATGAGCGTCGAATCGGTGGCATCGATATCGCGTTCTTTTTCGACCACCTCAAATTCGTGTGTGGACATCTCAACCAGCCCACCAAACATCTCGACCGCAAACAAGAACTTTTCTGGATCGAGTTTTTCCGCGAAGTTTACAAAGTTTGTGCTAAAGTACCCGTGCTCGAATAGTTCTTCTGCTCGTTCCATAAGTTTTTCAGCCGATTTGTGATGTCTACAGTACTTCGATCCGTCCTCGCCTAAAAACGTCGATTCGGGCATTGCGGTACAATACCGCATTTGCCCATACCGCTCCATCGTATATTTCATCGTCCAACCACAACGGTCGTCACGAGGTTCATCTGAGCCAGCCATCGGTTTGATCTTAAACTCTCCGTGATCGTCTTTGCCCCAAATTTCACCGTCGCTTTTAAATAGATATACGTCGTCTGGAACTGACTCAGCGACCTCCTCTCGTAGTTCTTTCTCGTTAGCCATATGTATGTAAAACGGGTATGCGGGAGCGGTTGTGTGAGTTGTCCCACCAACTCACGACCCCGAGTCCATATGAGATTTCATACGGACTCATATTAGTAGTAGTCGCAGTTCTCTCACGAGGGAACTTCGGCCGAATGAGTTTTGCTAAAACTCAAAGGTCGAGGTTTTATTGTTGCGAGAAAACTACACCGAATGTGACGGGACTCGTTCTCTGACAAGCGTTCGCAGTCGCCGTAGTTTTCTCATATTGGGCGAACCGTCGTCCGTGATGCCAACGTACATCATAAACTCTTTGAACTGGTCTTCGTCCTCAATCCAACGTTCGTCCTCCCGAGCCACGACGTTAATAGTGGCGATAATCACTTGCTCAAATGAGTACGGGCCAAATGAGTTAATATCCATCACGTCCATCACGAGATGTTTGACACGTTCTTTTTGGGCGGGCGTCAAAGACAGTTGGCTACCAAATGTCGATACCATTCGCCGTTTGTCTTCCTTATGATTCTGCGAGCCACGAGAATCAAATTCCTTGACGTTAACTTGCTCGCCTTCTTGGAACCGCAACATCCGTTTCAGTTGCTTTTTCCGACGTGGACTAACGTGCAAATTATCAATGTCGGAATCGTAGTACGTTGTCTTCGTATCCGCACGTTGATCCTTCGTGTCCCATTTATCCTCGGTCTTTTTGTCTTCCATCTCACTCCTCGAACCGCAACCGCTTGTGAGATCGACTTTTTGTTCTTCGATTGCCATTATTACACGTAGTAATAATAGTCTTAAACATATAAAAGTTTCGATACTAATCGTAATTATTATAATCAAAATAATAATAGTTCAAACTATCATAGTTGAAACTATCCAACGTGGATGGGGGAGACAACATCCCGCGCCCCGTTTTAAGTCGTATCTCCCTTTCCCATTAAACCGCCCTCAGTGGCCGTACAATCGATCTCATATGCTGTCCGACCCAAACCACTCGGAACAAATTGAACGCGATTGTGCGGCGTCTGAGCGGCCTCTAATTGGAAGTGGTGTGTTTGGGGCACATCGATTTAGACTTTGTGTGGCGATAGTTGCTGTGGGGGCGACGTTTCGAAACCTTTTTATGTCCGTAGTTCTTATACAACAATAGGTGGTGCGGTGGCGGAGAGAACGATACTATGTGGACTGAAATACGAACCGAAAACGTTGGAGTAACGCACGTCGGAGAAATGAAGGTCTGTTGGCCGATTGGGACAGACGTGTCTGAAGACCAAGTGCGTTATGTGAAGGAATCGTTGCGAGAAGAACGTGTTTGGAATAAAAATTTGGAACAATTAAAAGCATTTGGTGAACAGTTGGAGGCAGATTTAGAATTTCATAAAACGCTTGCCGATCACGGGGTTGATCTGAGTGTCCCAACGGATCAGACTTGGTAACGTATATCAACACGATGAGCACGGTGAGATACTAACGGTACATCGTGACGATGCGAACTTTGTCTGGTACCGCGAAGTTGTGGGCAGAGACAACGGCGGAGTCGTCTCAACTTCTGACGACATTCACACGGAGAATTACCGCGATCTCCTTGGGAACGTATCGATGTTGGACTATCCCGATAACTGGGACGAAATCGCTCGTGCAGTCCGTAAACGCGATAATGGGACGTGTCAAGGTTGTGGGGCCGACAATACGCAGCTACACGTCCACCATATCGTTCCACTTGGTGCGGGCGGGAGCAACGCCCGTAGCAACTTAATTACGCTATGCGACGAGTGCCACGGGCGTATTCACGGAGGTGTAACGTGATTATGAAACGACCAAATTGTGACAAATGCGGCGAGCCAGCAACGTTGCAGTACAAACAGCAATTCCTTTGTCGAGCAGATTTAATTCGGCAACTGTATGGGGTGTGTTAGCAAACTA